ATCATCGGCCAAGCCTATAATAAAGGCGGACTTGTTGTCCTTTCCAAGTCTGAAGCGGCCGATCCGGCGACTGGTAAGAGACGCGGTTGAGCTTCTTGTTCCTCCTCTTATCGTTGCCGTTCTTGGCGATCTTGGGCTTCTTCCTTTGGGTCGGGTTCAAGATCGCCAAGCATTTTTTTAAATTCGCTCTTTATGGATTTCTTTTTATAATTTTCATTCTTCTCGCTTTAGGGGGTTTACAAAATTGAATTTTTGTAGTAAGGTGAACTTATGACTGATCGAACAAAAACATCTCGCCCTCAAAAATCCAAGTGGTATCGCAAGCCTTTGAAGCTTGACGGTATCAACTTTAACAAGAATCACTTCTTGGTGGGTTTTCAATGGCCATATACAAATTGTATGGGTACTACCTATCTTACCACGATGACAGCCGAGGGTTGGACATGTGAATGCATGGGATTTACATCGCACGGGCGCTGTAAGCATATTAAACAAGTACATGAAAGGATAATTGCATGAGTAAATTTACGATTGATGTTGATTACGAACTTGCCGATAAGATTACTGCTCACACTCTGCTTGAGACATATCAGAACTTCAAGGATAGCATCAGCGAGATTGAAGCTGGTGGCCGTCCTGCTATCTTTGAGTGGGAAGTTCAAGCAGACAGGGCTGAGATTCAGAAGCGGATCGATGCTCTCAAGTTGTTGCTTGATTGGTATTGCACTCCTGATCAGTTGAAGGAGCTGGATCTTGCCTAAGTATCTTGTAGAAACAGTCGACTTCTTTCGCATGCGATATGTTATCGAATGTGAGAGCGCAGAACATGCCAAAGACGTCGTGACGATGAGAGAAGCCGAAGAGTTTAGTCAGTTACATCTTAACGAGACGATCACTTCTACTCGCGTAATTGATGATGCTGAGTATCTTCGTTTGTTCGACGAGGATAATGCCTATTTGAAAGATTGGTCAGAAGAACAGAAATTTAATTATGTGCACGAGGTTAATTACGATACTGCAAAGCCAGATATGAAAGAACTCGATCCTGATCTACGCGATTGGGAATACGATGGTTGCGGAGTAAAAGTCTGGAAAGGCACAATGGATCTTTATGATGTAGAAAACAACGGAACAGGAATTCAAGTCTAATGTTATTTGCTTTTATAGTGTTCATTATTGGCTTTGCGGTGTATGGTATCCTTACCAATAAAACTACTCCAGAGGAGCGCGATGAAATGTTAAACGATAAGGAAATGTGGCCGTGAATGTATTTGTATTAGATACTGATCCTGTCAAAGCAGCTCAGCTGCAGTGTGACAAGCATGTAGTCAAGATGATTGTCGAGAGTGCTCAGATGCTTTCGACAGTGCATCGCATGCTTGATGGTGAGCAGTGTCGTATTCTTTCGAAGTCTGGTAAGACGATGTCGAAGGCATGGACTCTTCCTGACGAACGCGAAAATACATTTTATCGTGCAGTGCATATGCATCATCCTTGCACGATTTGGACTGCAGTCAGTAATAACAATTACAATTGGCATTGGATACACTTCGCTGCGCTTTGTGACGAGTACACGTATCGCTATGGCAAGGTTCATAGCACTGATACGCTGTTACGAGAAGCACTCAAGCAATTGCCGACAAATATTCCGATTGGCTACAAAACTCAATTTCCATTGGCCATGAAAGCCTTTCCTGAATGTATCGATTACAGCGACATCGTAGGATCTTATCGTAAGTTCTATCAGACAAAGCAAGAACGATTTAAGATGGCTTGGACCAAACGCCCTATTCCAGAATGGTTTGCTGTCGCAGCCTAACAACATAAATAGAAGTAATACGGCCGCTCCAGTAGAGATACTCGGAGCGGTTTTCTTCTATTTAATAAATAGATGAAAGGAGATATAATTATGGCAGGAGCAGCAGCGGAGAGACAAGAAACCGGGTTTGTAAAGGCTTTTGACGATGCATTTAAAAAAAATCAAAAGAATCCTATTACACTTGTAGTAGGAAAAACCACTTTAAACTCTGTTATTGCCGTAAAAAAATATACTGGTAGGCAGACTGGCGGATCTGAACCATATACAGATGTACAGATTTTTATGAAAAATAATACATCTGTAAATATTTCTATGAAAGGTGAAGCTGCACCATCTTTAGCAGGCGGCGGATTAAAAGGTCTTGAATTAGCGGTTCCTGGTATAGCCAAAAAATTTATGAATGCTGCTTATAAGCATCTTAAAAATACTATCAAATTAAAAGATGGTCAAAAAGTTCCTGACGTTTATGGTAAGATTAATATGGCTGACAAGAAAAAAATTGTTGTAGGCAATATAGCAATGGGAGGCCCAATCGACTATATGTATGTTGGTAAAATGGATGTTGGTCAAAATTACGATGATAAAACAGCAACTCTTACTATTACAAATGCCAAGCTTATAGAAGCCACAACATATGCCGACGATCATGAACTGTATTTTAGGTTGAGAGCAAGAAGAGAAGATCAACGTTTTGATTTAACGGCTAAAGACTCTTATGGTACTCCTAAAATTTATGGAAAGTCTCCATCGAAAGGCGATAGCGCAGGACGTATAGTTGTTACTGATAAAGTTCCATCACAAGCAGTTATAGTAAAATTATAAAAATAAGCATGTACATTTTATCAAAACTATGGTAGAGTAAACTATGATAAAGAAACGATTTCGAGAGTTTATTGGTTCAGGTACGCTTACGATATTCGATATTGATGAGACGCTCTTCCATACGTATGCTAAAGTTGCTGTTGTGAAAGATGGAAAGACAGTTCGTACGTTAGACAACCAAGAGTTCAACACTTACAAGCGTAAGGATGGTGAAACCTACGACTTCGGAGAGTTTGCAAATGCTGAGGTGTTTCGCAAGTCATCGAAGCCAATCACTCGAATGATTGCCAAAACGAAGGCGATCTTTGCCAACTCTCTGAAGAATCCTCACAGTCGAGTGATTATCTGTACTGCGCGAGCTGACTTCGATAACAAGGATATCTTCCTTCAGACATTTCGCGATCATGGTCTACCTATCGATAATATCCACGTCGAGCGTGCTGGTAACCTGAAGATCGACTCTTCGGCAGAAGCCAAGAAGATCATCTTTCGAAAGTATATAAATACTAAGAACTACGTAAAGCTTCGCTTGTTTGATGATGCTCCTAGCAATCTTCAGGCATTTCTTTCGTTGAAGAAAGAATTTCCGAACATTACGTTCGAAGCTTTCTTTGTAAACCCTAATGGATCGGTAAAGACAGTAAGATGAAATCTTTTAAGAATTACATTGCTGAAGCAACAGATGATAATCGCAAGATTGTTGATAAGCTCGAGAAGACTCGTACTTCTATGCATAGTCATTGGAAGCGTGGAGGTGAATCATATCACAAACATGCTCTTGGGCTAATATATCGCTATAATGATCTAAAAAATAAGTTGCGCGACACACCAGAAGGCAATCAGCACTGGAAAGAATATTGCGCTAGGCATAAATTTGATACAGCCCATGAGGGTCATGATCACTATGCATAAGAGGATTAAATGACAACATTCAAAGATTTCCTCGCAGAAGAGTTGGACGAAAGCAAACTCAAACATCTTGAGCATGCTGAAGATCACGTAATCAATGCTGGTCATGAAGGCTTTTCGCATGCCTATCACAATCTGAAAGATGTGCATGATAAGTTGACTGGTAAGAAGAACGATACCAAAGTTACCATGAAGTATGACGGTTCTCCTTCTGTGGTGTTCGGGCGGCATCCTCAAACTGGTCGATTCTTTGTCGCATCAAAGTCAGCCTTTAATAAGAATCCAAAGATCAATTATACAGAAGACGATATTCAGAAGAATCATGGTCATGCTCCGGGTTTGGTGTCAAAACTGAAAGCCGCTTTACAGCACCTTCCGAAGGTCACACCGAAGAAAGGTGTTTTCCAAGGCGATATTATGCATACGCCTGACGACGTTCATGACAATGATGGTCGAGTGCACTTTACTCCCAACACCATTACGTATTCTGCTGCGAAGGCATCGGCACAAGGAAAGGCTGCATTGAACTCGAAGGTTGGTGTTGCTGTTCATACCAAATATAATGGCAACAATCTCGAAGATATGCAAGCCGAACACGGCGCTGAACTCAACGATTTTGGAATGCATAAAGATGTACATTTGATTTCTACTGCACATCGCCTCGATAATATCAAGTACACACCGGCACATCGAGAGAAGTTTGCAAAGGCGATGGCTGCGGCTGCTGCTGCAAATAAGAAAGCAAAGCCTGAAACATATGAAGCGATTAAAGGCCATGAGATTCCTCTGAAGACTTACATCAATCATACCGTTCGTACTGGCACGAAACCGAGCGTAGAAGGTTTTATGAATCACTATATGAAGTCGCATCAGAAGAAGGTTGAAGGTGTGAAGACAGCAGCATCGAAAGCAGCTAAGACTTCTGCGATGGAATCAGATATTGGCCACGTTCAACGTAATCGTGCACACTTTCAAAACGTGTTAAATCAACATAAGGCCTTGCAAAAAGCTAAGAGTGTATTAACGAATGCCCTTTCGAGCAATTCAGAATTTGATCATAGCATTAATGGAAAGAAAGCAAAGCCTGAAGGTTTTGTAGTAGTCAGACATAATCGTCCTACTAAGTTTGTTGATCGTGCTGAGTTCTCGGCAGCCAATTTTAATAGGAATAAAGCAGTATGAAATCCATTCATATTACACAAGGAAGATTTAATCCTGTCCATGCTGGACATGCGATGGTTGTGAAACATGTGATGGATTCTGCTAAAGCAGAAGGTGCTGATCATAAGATCTTGACGACTGGATCTCATGATGCCAAGAAGAATCCTTTGACACCTGAGCAGAAGGTGAAGCATCTTTCTCGTGCTGTCAAAGGCGCGAAGGTTGAAGCGATGGGTAAGGATCATCCTACTCTTTTGCATCAAATGACAAAGCTACATAAAGCTGGTTACACACATGTCACAATGCATGTCGGTTCTGATCGCGTCAACGAATTCCACAAGCTTTTGCATCAGTACAATGGTAAAGATCTGAAGCACGGACACTACAACTTTAAAAGTATCAAAGTCAAATCTGTGGGTGGTGAACGTAAGGAAGGCGGAGACGGAATCGAATCTGCTTCTGGCACAGCTATGCGTAAGCATGCTGCAGCAGGTGACAAAGAATCATTCCATAAGATGTCGCCACCTGGAATGAGTAAAGCGCATAAAGATGAATTGTATCATGATGTTCGTAAAGGCATGGGCACAAACGAATCATTTATTATGAGATTTAAAAACTGGATTGGTTGACCTGTTAAAGTTTCCTTGTTATAAATAGGTTTGCGGTTAGGCTACGGCAATCCCGTTTGTGTAACAGATAAGCCCAAGGGAAACTCTGATGGAAGATAAGAAGAATAAACCGGTCGATAAACAACAGTTAAAAAGTCCAACCGGTAAGTCTGTAACTGGCAAGCCACTTGATGGTATCGAGATCCGTCCTCAGCTCAAGGGTCTCGGCAATCGCCAACACAACGAGAATGCTGTAGTCCTAACTGACACCTTAGCTGAGAAGAAAGCTCTGACACTCGTTCAGCGCCAACGCAGAGCTCGCATCTTAAGAGCCAAAGAACCAAAGATGCAGAGAGCGAAAGAAGTTGCACAGCATAGACTCGCCTCAGATGAAAAACTGAAGGCTCGAGCAATCAATAAAGCAAGAAATATCGTCAAGATGCGATTTTCAGCTCGTCGAGGTACACCTTACACCGAGCTCACCACATCTGAAAAGATTCAAGTCGATAAAGTAGTCGATAAAAAAGTCGCACTGATTCGAAAATTAGCTGCACGACTTTTGCCTTCGCTTCGGAAAGCAGAAGTCAATCGTTTGGCTTCATTCCAATCTGGAGCAAAGCTGCAGCATGCGACTGCTGGTCCAGTCAACGAAGAATTCAATAATATCGTCGAAAGCCTTGATAGTAAGACTTCGATGCAACTTGTCGACATCATCAATGATTCGATCGATGCTTTGAACGAGAACGATAACTCGCTGGGCATCACGCTGAAGAGACTGCTGAATGCAGTTCTTCCTGAAGATGCCACAACTTCTACTCTTATCCAAAAAGCCGAAAGAACTGGTATACCGTTCTCAACCCTCAGAGAGGTGTTTGAGCGCGGTTCT